AAAATCAATATGGAATGTCGCATTTGATACTATTGATATCACTTTAAAAAAGAATAAAAATAATCTTCATTTGGGAATTGGTTTTATTTTCTTCTATAAAAAACAAGATAACAAAGTTTACATATGGGAATACCAAATCAAAAAATCCCGAAAAATCCCGAACATCAATCAAAACACTATTAAATTAATATATGAAAATATTCTTGAGGATGTAACACTGACTTCAGTAATTGAAACCCATTCCACATTTAGTAAAACAAAAAATGTTAAAATGTTTCCAGTATTTCAAATGGAATGTAATCAAGATTTACCTATGGAACAAACTTTGGTTCCAATAACAAAAAGAAAAGTTATGAGTTACATCTATCAAACAACAAATTTAGATAAAATAAAAAATTTTGACTCTTAATTATTTTTCATTATTATTCTAAAGTATGGGTCTAAATAGAAGATTTATTAATTATCAAGAAACCTTAACCGCACTTAAGTCGGATACATTAAGTGAATATTATGGTAAGACAGAATTATTCTATTTCCAAGATGAGTTAAGTCAATATGTTTATGATTTACATAGTAAAGGTAAATCTTCAAGACAAATTTTAAGATGGTTAAAATTAAAAAAAGTCTTACTTAAAATTGAATGGTGGTTTGATTATTATGTTGCGTGGTTTTTATATAATCCAAATAAGAGATATCGATATTTTGAATATATGAAGAAAAAATGGAAATATAAATTTTAATGTATGGTAGATGACAAAACCACAAAATTATTATCAGGTAAATTAAGACAACCAATTCACATTGATTATATATCAAAATATATTATCAAAAAACCAATTGAAGAGACCATTCAAATTATTGATGAATTGGTGTCTCAGAATATCTTGGAGGAATCCAAATACGGAAAAAATTATTATGTTACAAAACAAAATTAAATATGGAAAATAATAAAGAAATGGTTAACCATCCCGAACATTACGGAGGGTCAGAGAATGTTTACGAAGCGATAAAAGTGATAGAGAATTGGGATTTAGACTTCCATTTGGGGAATACTGTGAAGTATATCTCAAGGGCGGGAAAAAAAGATACCGATAAAGAATTACAAGACCTTAAGAAGGCTCAGTGGTATCTTGAAAGAAGAATTCAAAATTTAGAAAATAACATAAGTGAATAATAGAATGAGTGTAATAGAAAAGATTGAAGATGTCACGGGACAAATAATAAATGGGAATTGTGTTGAGGTAATGAAAACATTACCTGAAGGTAGTGTGGACTTAATTGTTTCGTCACCCCCATACAATGCCAACATCAAATATGATGTATATGACGATGGTTTGTCTATGGATGACTATTGGAAATTCACCATTGATTGGTTATCTGAGTCATTCAGGGTTCTTAAAGATGATGGAAGAATTGCGGTCAATGTTCCAATCGAAATGAATGTTCAAGAAAGAGGTGGTAGAATCCTATTTAACTCCGAGTTTTGGATGAGAATGAAAGAAGTTGGGTTCCAATTCTTCGGGATGGTGGACTTAACTGAGGATAGTCCTCATAGAGTTAGACAGACGGCTTGGGGTAGTTGGATGAGTAATAGTGCACCGTACATATACAACCCGAAAGAATGTGTAATATTGGCATATAAGAAATCGCCTAAAAAATTAAATAAAGGTGAATCTCAATGGAAAGGAGTTCCAACTGAAGTTAAAGACGAGGATGGTAATATTAAGAAAAAGATGATTTATCAAGATGAGGATAAAAAAGAATTTATGAATTTGGTTTTTGGTAGATGGGAATATTTTGCGGATACCAAATCATTAACGAAAGCCACATTCAGTTTGGATATTCCATCAAAAGCAATTAAAATCTTAACATATAAGAATGACATCGTTCTTGACCCTTTTATGGGTAGTGGAACTACCGCAGTTGCGGCTGAAACATTAGGTAGAAAATGGATTGGAATTGAGTTGAGTGAAAACTATACCAACATTGCGAAAGAAAGGGTCAAACCTTTTGTCGTATCAAATCGACAATTAAAGTTGGATATATAATTAAAGGGGTCGAATTCGACCCCTTTTTTTATTTTATGGATATTTATTGTTAAAGGATTAAAAATGAAAGAAGAAATTATATTAAAATTAGTTCAAATACAAACACAATTTAAATTCTTACATTGGCAAACATCAAGTTATTCAAAACACAAAGCGTATGGTAAAATATATGATGCTTTAGGTGATTTAATTGATACTTTCGTTGAATCTATGATGGGTAAATACGGAAGACCTCAATTTGAATCTGAATTTTCAATAATGTTCCAAGACATAAGTTTTATTTCAATTCAAAAGTTTATGGATGGGATTACCGAATTTTTAGTTGCAATAACAGATGAATTAGATTCAAAATACGACACTGACTTACTTAACTTAAAAGATGAAATGTTAAGTGAAATAAATAAATTAAAATACTTACTTACATTAAACTAATGGGAAAGAAAATTATAAGATTAACAGAACAAGATTTAATGAACATCGTAAAAAGGGTTATTGGACAGAAATCTGATTCAAATCCGGATTATAATAAAATGGTTGATGAACTATTACGAAAGGGACCTAAACCTACTGAAACAGGTGCAAAATATTGTTTTAGTAGAAATGACTTGGTTAACCAGCTTAAAAATTTAAAAATAAATGATTTTGAATTATATAAAATTAAACCGGGAGATGGTCTTAGTAAATTAAATAGTTTGACACAACAAACAGATTTAATGTATAAGTTAAATCGTTTATGTAATTTGAAAGATAAAAACGGATTAAAAGTTAATGATGTGGTAATACTTAGTAATCGTATTGCTCAAGGAGGAGGTGATTAAAAAATGATTGTTAATATTTGGAAGCCAATTTACTCAAAGAAAAATAATGTAAGAACTATTAAATATTATGAAATAGTTGAGGATTATCGTGATTTGAAAAAAGGGTGGCAAGTAATCTATAAATGTGATTTATGTCTTTCAAATAAAAATCATCATACAACTACAAGTGTATTATTAAATACCAACGTAAGATACAATACACTTCAAAACCAAACTTGTAGGAGTTGTCGAAGTTCAATATCAGAAAATGAGATAAAAAAAACATTCATACCATTTAATATTATTAGGGATTCTATAACTGAATATAATTATAGAATGCTAAATGAAAACTGTGAAAATAATTACAATAATTCTAAAGGAAAGTCACAATTTAAAATTAGTGTTGAATGTCCTAATAGACATAAATTAATGGTGACGTGGAATAATTGGAATAAGGGTAAAAGATGTAGAAAGTGTTATGAAGAAAATAAATATAATAATGCTGTTAAATATAAAGATGGTTGGGAATTGTATTATTATTTAGTATGGAAATATACTGAAGATAATTATAAAAAATATTACCACGAGATAAATCCAAATAACATTAGAAGAGGTAGAAAATTTCATTTAGACCATAAATATTCAATATCTGAAGGGTTTAAAAATTGTGTTTTACCTCACATAATTGGAGGGGTTAAGAATTTAGAAATAATTGATGGTTTTGAAAATAATTCAAAAGGTGTAAAATGTTCGATAAAATTTGAAGAATTAAGTTAATATGAAAAAAATACTAAAAGAATCTGGTATTAGAAATATCACACAATTACGTAAAGAGTTTGATAAAGTAATTATTGTATTTCACCAGGACCTTGACGGAATTTCCAGTGCACTTGGGATGAAACATTATTTTGAAAATTATGGGTTTAAAGTGATAGGTGCGGAAGTAATACAATATGGTGATAAGGAATGGAGTTTAAAGGTCTCAAATCCGGATAACAAAATTTTATATTGCTTATGTGACTTCGCTCACGGCAAACCAATGTTTCAAGTTCATTTAGACCACCACGATAGACAGGCAGGAGCTGAAGATACCAAATCAACATCATTCAGGTCATCTCGTTCAAATGTTGAAACAATATCACAAATAGTTTCTCCGAAAGAAATATTTCCATCTTCTGATATCTTATTAATTAGTACTGTCGACTCGGCTGATTTTGCTAAATATGGTATTACACCTGATGAGGTGGTTAATTATTTATTTAGAATTGATAAAGACAAGAGTTTACAGAAAAACAAAATGCTACTTGGTTTAGTTATCAATAAACTAGTTTTAGCATTTAAAAACAAACCCGGATTTTTGGAAAGTTTGGTTATGGATTCACAACCATCTTTAATGTCAATATTAACGAACATTAAAGATTGGATGAAAAAAACTAACGCACCAACTCCGGAAGACTTACAAAAGAATGCCGAAGCTTATAAAGAATCCATGAAAGGATACCCAAAGGTTGAGGATAATGTTATTTTCCAATATGGTGGAGGGTCAATGTTTAAACCGGGTTCATATGATAGATATACTCCGTTTAGAAATAATCCTGAGGCTGATTTTCTAATCATGGCTTGGCCGTTAGGGTTAGTTCAAGCATCATGTAACCCTTTCAAGAAAGAAAGAGAGTTGAAAGGTGTTAACTTGGGAGAAATTGCTCAAGAAGTTTTGGGTAAATGGGAAGGTCAATTAAAACAAAGAACAATTCCATTATCAACAATAAAATGGATTTCAGAATCATCAAAAGATTTTGGTCCTGAAAGTGTTGGATTCACATTCAAAGATTTCAAAGCGTTGTATGGTGATAAGTTTACCACAATGGAGAATGGAGAAGAAGTGTTAGACCATATTCAAGAAATGATGGAAACACCTTTCACCGAATTACCTGAAGAACACAAAGAAATGTTGGATAAGATTGGTGTTAACGCTTGGGATTTAATTCAAGCCAATAGTGGTGGACATAAGTGTATTACAAATATTTCAGGGTTGAATTATCTTGGAAGAGGTAAAAGACCACCTCAAGGTAAATACAAATATGATTCAGAGAAAGATGATTCTCCATCTGTTAAGTTTACCAAAATGATTGCAACCGAATTTGAGAGAAAATTGAAAGAGAAGATTAAAGAATCAAAATAGGTATTCAACACTATCACCTGGTTCAATACCAAGTCTTTCACAAGCACCTCCATCGATTTCCAATACAATATTACCATTTCCGCAATAACTTGAACATTCCTTACTATTACAAGGAGGACAATTATGATGGATATTTACGATTACATTATTCTTAATAATGATGATATCCAAATTTTGAATGCAATTCTTCATCCAAAAACATTGTTTGCTACCACCCATTAAAAATAATAACCCGTTAAAGGTTTCATCAAATTTCTTGCCCATCATCCCGATATACTTGGACTTCTCGTCAATTAAGGTCTTAACCTTAAAGATATTATCGTTAATTTTAACTTCCATAATTATAAATATAAAAATATTTGATTAGATTATAAAAAAAATTTGGATTTTTCATAAACTATCATATATTTATATTCTCATCCGTAAGGATAAATACCCCAACTTTATATCACGCAAAAAAAAATACGGACAAGATGAGAATTTTGTCTTAAATTTGCGGAACAAATGAGATGAGAGTCTCAAAAACAACCCCACCGGTATCGAGTGTAAAAACAAAAATATTAGGTGGGGTATTTTTAACAAAGGTCTTGACAGATGAAAAAAATGTTGTATCTTTGTAGTCCAATTAGGAAATAAGTTCTTTGAAATAAAAAATATACAGCAGGCGGGGGGCATGGTGTTCCATGAGTCTCATAAGCTCAGAAAGCTTGGTTCGATTCCAAGGCACTGCAACTAAGAAAAAAACAACAAAGGACTTGACAAATGAAAAAAATGTCTTATCTTTGTAAAACAATTGACGACCACCGAAGTCAAATCTCATTATCGGTAGTTTATAGAGTAAGGTTGTCAAAAAAAAAACAACAAAGGTCTTGACAAATGAAAAAAATGTCTTATCTTTGTAAAACAATTCGGGAATAACCGAAACGAGTTCTTTGAAAAAAATGAATTATCCATCAGGTTAATGTAGTTCTTCGGAATTATGTTAATTTGAAAAACGATAATCGGCCGTATATGGTCGTTAAATAAACTACGAAAGTAGGCTAAAACAGACTTGTTGTGTTAACAAGTTTGTGGCTTCGGCAACGGAGCTCGAGTATACAAGTCGGATATCATCCAACCTTCAGTAGTGAGGGCAACGCTTTAGCGAAAGTGGTTGGGTGACTTGGCAATGTGGGTTGTCAAGTTGCGGAGGGAACTCCTATAAGAATAACCGATAGGAATTATGTGAAAAGTATGGTCATCCAACCATATCATTGCGAGTTCCAATATAATAGTTTACTTAAAACTGAAAAGTAAGATGGA